AATATTGCAGATATGTTTGATAAAACTTACACAATATAAAAGCCTTGGCATATAAATAGGCTTTTGATCCACATCAAATTCTACACATTTATTATTCATATGCATTTCAAGCACTAATTGTGTAGCTTTATTGCCTTTTAATGTTTCTAAATTAAAACCACTTGTTGTAAATTCTATTTTTCGCCAAATATCTAACTCAACATCATAATTTACAGCATAAACATGAGAAAAGCCAAATCGGTGTTTGGTAAAATACTTCCAAATACCTATATTTTTACTCTCACAAAAGCATATTATCCATTTCATATAGCTCTTTGTCTCCCAAAACGGCTGTTACGTCTTTTTAAACGTGCAAATGGATTACTTACCCTCTCAACAGTAGTGGGGGTGTTAGGTGTTTTTGGCCCAAGTATTACTTTTCGACCCTCACCACCACCAAGAAAGGCATATTGAAGTGCATCATGGCAGTGTGAGAACCTGTTTTTGTCAGGTTTTTCTTCATATCTCTCATTACCCATGTAATACATACGTTTATATTGATATCCACCTTCAAAACCAGAGATTAAACTGGTGCAAGTAGGGCTTACTGTTAAAGATGGTTGCCCATCAGTCATTCTGTTTATAACTGACTCAACGGCTTCAACTCTAACTGAGATATCATTAGTAGGTGCGGGGTAAGCTGATATACCTGCTGCTCTTAACATCATAAATGGTGTATGCTCAGATACTTGTGCCATTTGATTACCTGCTGGGTCACCAATAAATTTAAATGTTAAATTATCCCATTTATTCTTAGATATTTCTCTTTTCAAGATATCTGCAAATCTTATAGCCCCCATATCCTTACCAATAATTTCATGGAAAATTATCCACTTGCCAGAATGTAACTGTTGGCAAAAAACAGCAGAAGGGGATCGACCAAAGTCTATGCCAACAATCACATCACTCTGATCTAAAGGTTCTAATGGGTCTTTAGATACATGAGTGTCTCGTCTGAATGTGGGATAAACTGGTTTACCATCTAATAAAGCTTGGTATTCATTCAATACATATACTTTTACCCAACTAGGAGCTTTACCTAATATAATTTTATTATAATAGCTTTCTTGTAAGTTATCTCTGTTCTCTGATTTAAGATTAGGCTTGTAGCCTGCTAAATTGCCATGTGTATCTTTTTCTTCAAACATAGCTGAAGGCTGAGAGAAAAAATTCCAATCATCAGGTTTGACCATCAATAATTTCTCTTCTTGAGACATGTATTCAGGAATAGGTACTTCTCCTGCAACTATACCCCACCAGTGATCTTCACTTGGAGCATTTGTATCCATAATGACACCATACCATGTTGGCCCACCTTCTCTCATAGAAGGAAATCTTCCAACCCTCATTGTGCAAGCATCTATTATACTTTTATTAATTTCCCTTGCCTCATTGACCCAAACACCAGTCAATTCCAATGACAAAAGCTTTTTTACATCCTCGGTTTTATCCAAAGCTAAAAATATGACTTCCAACTCAACAGTTGTCTTATCGCCTAAAGCAAAACAAATATTATGAGTGTAGGGAGGTGACCAAACAAATCGACCTAGATCATCATCAAACCAATCTCTCCAAGTTTTGATGGTTGTCGTCTTTAGCTGAGGATTGGTATTTCTTATAACTGCCCAACGGCTCTTTCTTACATTCTGCTCATTTGGCTTTTGGCTTACGGCTTTACGCATTATCTCCATGCAACAAGTAACTGATTTACCACTACCAACTGGCCCTCTTATACCACGAACAAAAGAACCATCTTTCATAAAAGCCTTGGCAACAGATCCTGGGGGCTTGTAATCAAGTTTCATAGAAGATTTCTTCTTGTAGCTCCACCACCAGAACCAGCTATTAAAGCACGTCTTGATGCAGTTGATAAAGTTGGTGAAGGAGTTCTGGTCGTAACATCTGTTGGAGTTGGAGATGCAACAGTTTCTGTAGGCGAAGAGTTGTCAGAACTACCACTTTCCATTTGAGTTGTTTGATAAGAGCCACTTGATGTTTTTGTCACACCATCACTTCTACCAATAGGACTGAAATCAGGATTGCCTGAATAAGTGGATACACCAGACTTGCTTGTTCCAACAACACCTTGATAAGAATTATCTTTAGCATCATAAACAGGTCTGCCACCAGACCTTAAAACACTTGCTTGGTTTTTGTAATTTATACTGCTTATAGTATTCATTGCAACAGTACCTATTGTGGGAACTGGTACATTTATTTGAGACTTTTTAGCTTTAGTATCTAAGTCCATAGCAAGACCAGCATTTTCCCTGACTGTCTTTGATTCTTTAGGAGTTATCATTACATCAACACCTTTTGATGCCGCTTTACGTTGCTCCTGATAATTGTCAAAACTAGTTTCTCTTGATTTAGCTTCTTGTTGTTCCTTGGCACGATTTGTTGCTGCTGCCATGGCTTTGTCTCTTTCTCTTAGGCTGTCTAAATTACTAGAACCACCTGAATCACTTGAACTTCCACCCATATTAATCTCCTTGTTAAATTGACTTCTGTAAGATAAAATTTTTTTTAGAGTCTTGTCTTTTCACATCTATCATGAGTGTGATTTACCCGTTATAGAGCAGTCGTCTGTATTTTAAGGTCACCCTTCTATACTGCACTGTCTGCTTGGGGCCCCTCAATCTACGTTGAAGTTAATGTTTACCGCTGTGTTCACTGACTTAGGTGCATCAACCCTTAGGCCAGCTCTATCCATTAAATCTCTAGAGGCCTCTAATCTGACATGAGATGATTTGCTATTCAGTAGATCTCTCATAGTTGCTAATGCCTGTGTTGCATCCCATCCCAAACACATCATAGCTAACTGCTGTCTATACTCTATAACATGAGGCTTATTAATGGTTATGTAAGCCCAAGCCTTATTCCTACCCAGTCTTTTTGCACCCTCTGTTGGGTTGCAACCATCATGCAACATTGCGTGTACTAACTCAGCCTGTGCTTCGGTTACTTTACTGTGTTGTGGTAGTAGTGATTGACTGGTCGTTTCTATCTCATTCATCGGAACAACCGAACCCTTATATCTTTCTTGTTGTGTAGTATTTGCCTTCATCAGAACTTCTCTTCTTGTTACTCTACGAGAGTATAACCATTGGTGCTATTATGCTGTCTATTCACATTCCTAAGTCCTTGTTATGACTAATGATTATGAGATGGCATTGAGCCATACATAATCATGGCAACAACTAATAGAACTTATGTTGCCTATTTTGCTCCAGTCCGTTTACGTCATTACTGGGGATCAGATAATTACATTTCACTCATCTCACTTCGTAAGATTCCCTTCATTCCATTACCTGATCTTTCGTTTACAGAACCTCCGTAATGAGTAAGCCGTTGCTTCACAAAATCAACCCTTTATAAAAGGGTAGCCCAAACATATTGTCCGCCTAATCGGCGGGTTACTACTACTACGAATTTGTATCATAACCTCCAGTTGGGCCTACTTCCCGAGAACCTGTAAATCACTCTTCGTGAAGAACGAAGACCTACGGCGACTCCATGAAAAAATAGCTCCTCCCAAGTGCTCGTCGACAAAGACGATTTTTTCCTTCCATCGGTAATTGACAGAACCTTTCCAGCAGGCCGTGTCCACCGCATTGCTACAATTCCGTAGCATTAGTGCTTTATGAAAGGAACATTACAATGAAGCAATTAGATTTATTCAACAAAAGCCAACCAACTGATCTAGAGATATTGGATACTATGGTTACATCATCTAACTTAACTGACTCATCTATGTCAGCTTATAACAGGATCAGTAATCCATTCTCAGAGATTGATTGGGATATACAGATTGCACAAGATGCTGGTGATTATAAAAGAGTACGTGAATTGTACATAATCAAGCATGACATGAACTAAATAAAAGCCAAATCGAAGGGGGTATAATTATATATCCTCTTCACTGTCATAAGAAAGGAACATTACATGACATATCAAATACAAGAAGATCA